AATCCACCGCCTGCTGCTTCTGCAGGTACTGCCTCAATCATTGCTGTCTCAAGGTAGTCATCAAAACGTAGACGAGTCTCGTGCTCTGACTTCAAGTACCATAGGTAACCATTTGCTCCATTCTCAGTCTGAATCTCAATCCATCCAATCTGTGCCATATCAGAACCTGATACTGCATACTTATCTTTCAGGATAATTGGAGAGTTGTCAAGGATGATATCGTCAGCCTCTAAAGAACCATTCATTCCGTTTGTTCCTTTTCTAAATTCAGAACCATAGATGAATACTGATACATCAGAGTTAGCTGCTCCTGTTCCTCCGGTAAAACCTCCGGCCTCATAGAATGCTACAGTAAATGTATTAGCTGTTGGAACCGCTGTTACGATACCTTTGTTGCTTCCTGTTCCTCCGTTCTTAACAATCATAACCGTCTGTCCTACTCGGATAGCGATTGATGGTGTTCCCAAAGCTCCTGCTGTAGAACCTGCAGGTGTAAGGTTGTCATTTACCGTAAAGGTAGCTGTAGGCTGTGCTACTACTCCTACCAAACCTACTTCAGTATACTTTGTGTGTAATCTTCCCTGCTCTGCCCATTTGATAAGGTCTGAGTTAGAAGGCATCTCTGCACCTACTAACCGTAGGAAGGATGCGATTGTTCTATTACCATAACGCTCAAATTCTTTTTCATAAGTATCAGGAAGATACTGATTCAAGAAATCAAAGTTGGTAATGTAGTTTGTTGCTGTGGGAATCTGCGTTGCAGATGGCTGCAAGTCAAATCCCGGTGCTGCTTGTACTGCCATTTTGTTTTTTGTTTTTTATTTATTTTTAATACTTCTAATTTTCAAGCCCTTCCCCGAGTCAGGGTTTATAGCTCGAATTTGCATCCCTCCCTTTGTAGAAACCTCAGGTGCATTCCGTGTAGACATATCAATGTTTTTCATCTTACGGGTTACATCATCAGTTGCTGAAGCCTTGCCTTGTTCATAAAAGAACTGAGCAAACTTCTCAGGGTTTGATGCTACTGCTATCGCCTTATGGTAGCCCTCTGCGTCAGCTATTAAACCGTCATCGTTCATAAACCTATTTAAGAAGTTCATAACGTCAGACTGTTTAGTCTTTAGCTCATCGGCAGATTGCGGTGAGTATAGTACGGCCTTATCATCAACGGAAAATTCAAAACCTTTGAACTCCCCTCCGAATACCTCGTTGGTTTTTTCAGTAAACCAATTTCGTCTACGCTCGCCTAGCTCCTGTTGGGTCTTAGCAGACTCTGTATATCGCTTATACGCCTCCATATCCTCGGAGTCTACTCCCGAACGCTCACCACCACTTGACTCAAGTGGAAGCTTGTATTGTTCTTTCATATCCTCAAAGTACCCTTTGGCCTTTGCAATTACTTTCTTTTTTGCTAGCTTTATTTTCTTTACGTCAGTCTCGTCATCCAAGTCCTCATCGTAATCAAACTCACTTAGCATAATATCTATGTCATCATCATCAAGCCCCGTCTCCGTGGCTTTATAATATTGAGTTAGTAAGTAGTCNGGGTCCATATCATCAAAGTCTTCCTGTAATCTTTGGAAGTCATTGAATCCACGCCCCGTCTCTTTTTTATATTTAAGATAGGCAGCTACATCCTCAGGTAATTCCTCTGATGACTCTCGCTCCGACATAAGCTCATCGAATGAGTTTATATCCTTGCCATATCTTTTACCAATATATGAAAGAACGTCTTCCTCACTTAACTCTGAGGACTCTTGTGCTTCGCCTTGCGGCTGTACTTCTTCTTGTTCCGGTGTGGCGGTGGCACCCTCAGTGCTTCCTTCCACTCCTGTATCGTTAGCTTCACCCTCTCCATCCTGTAATGATTCTTCGTGCTTGTCTAACAACTCCTTCTCTACCTCTTGTACAGATTTAGAATCAGGAGAGCTTACTTCTTTTACTTTAATTTCCATTAGATTATATTTTTACAAAGTTAGTTATTTTTTTTTACCTTTTAACGAGGTTCAAACTCAGCCATATCAAACCCATCAAGACTATCCTCATTAGACTCAAAGGTCTGTGGAGGAAGATTATTCTTTCTTTGGTTGATAAGCTTAGACTGCTCACTGTTCTGCTGACTGATACGGTCTGACTTAGCAGTTTCTCTCTGATTCTCTCTACTCTGTAGAGCATTCTCACTCATATCTCGAAGCTGCATATTAAAGTCAAACTCAGTCTGCATAAGCTGCTTCTTAAGGTCTGCCTCGTTCTTAAGCTTTTCAATCTCAAAGGCAATCTCTGCCTGCTTAATCTGCATCTTGCTATTCGTCTCTGCCTGTATCTTCTGCATAGCTGTCTGTGCCGCAAGCTCCTGAGACTGCATCTGCTGCTGTGATTGCATCGCTTGCATCTGCATCTGCTGTTGCTGCTCTCTCTCTTGCTTCTGCTTACGCTTAAGTTTTAACAACTGATTAGCCATCTTTAGGTTTCTAATCTCACGAATGTCAATAGCGTCCTCAAGGCTAATGTCTTTCTGTGACAATGCCATCTGAATGTTCTGCTCTAGCTGTGCCTTCTCCTCCTCATCAGGACTAACCTCAATGAAGATTCCAAAGTCATATATGTATAAGTCTGAGATATCATTAAGGATACTTACATTATACTTACCTATCTTATTTACAAAGTCATCCTTGAAGTCTGAATACTCTAGTATGTCAGCAACCCTATATGTTAATGCCTCTGCTAATGTTCTATATATGTAAAGGCTACTGTCAAGTATGTGTCTTGTGGCTGTGTTAGAGCTCAACGCTGCAAGCTTTTGTATACCAACTAACGCATCTGCGTTTGGTGCAGAGCCATCCCTAGCCTCATTCAGTCCTGTGACTGAACGAATCATATCCATATAATGATTGTAGTTGTATATCAACATCTGTGATTTACTAGCACCTGATGATGACTGAAGCTCCTTTATTGGAACCTTGCCCTGATTGTACTCACCATCCTGAGTGTAGCTTCTGCCAATAACACTACCCGTCTGAAAGTATAATCTTAATGCATCCTCAGGATTATATGCCGAACCTGTACCTAGGTCAACCTCATTTAATCCATCCGCATCTATGTATACACCATCAGGAACCACTCGTGATATTACCTGCTGAAGCTTGAGGTGTGTCATCTGAATTAAATCAGCAAAAGGAATCATCCTTCTTACCAATGATTCAATCACGCCCTTATACATTCTCGGTGCTGAGGCTACATAGTTTGGTAGTGCGTGCTGACTAGCAGACTTTGGTCGCACCATATTTCTAGCCATCTCCCACTTAAGAATAATATTAGTACCCATAACCATAACACCGTCATACCATACATCAATAGTCTTCTCAATCTTTTCAAATCTACCCTCCTCCATCATCTCTACAGGTGGGTTGAATTGGTCATCCTTCTCAATAACCTTAGAGCCACCACCCTCAAGCATCTTCTTTTTATACACTACCTTCTTGGTGGTCTTATAGTTGAAGTACATAACAGTACAGGTATCTCTATAGAATATATCGTTCTCGTAATACTGAGCTGTATTATAGTAGTCGTACCAACTCTGACTATACTTACTTATCTGCTCAAGGTCTTCCCTAGTTAAAGATGGGTCTATCTTCACAAGCTCAGTGATTGGTATTGTCTTTATCTCTCCCCAATAGAAGCAGTCCTTAAACTGTGGGTCCTCTGTATAGCTGTATACAATATTAGCAGGGTCTACATACGATAGCTGAACACCTGCTCCCGGCAAGAACTCGTGCTTAGCACAAGAGATTCCTAGAACCATTTGGTCATAGTCTAGTCTCTTTCTGATATCCTGATAATGATTCTCGTCAAAGATAGTATTGATAGCCTCCTCCTCTGCTATCTCAATAGCAGGCTTGTAGTTTAGGTTCATATACAACTGAAGCTCCTCATCTGACTCCGGCAAATTTGCAGGGTCCATAGCGAAGGGGTCTACACCTGACTTCTCTTGTATTATAGACAGCACCTCTTTAGACACCATCTGTCCCTCTATCATATCCTGATACTTACTACGCTTAGACTGAGACATTGCATCCTGAGCATAGGTATCTACCTTAAACAACCTATCACTCATACCGTTGACAACGATATCAACAAACTTAGGTATAATAGGCACGGGTGTCCAATCAAGGTTGAGGTATGATAAGTCTCCATCTACCGCCAACTCGGTTTTGTATTTAGCAATCGACTGCTCGCCCCTTGCATATAATCTCAACCTGTTAAAGTTTCCCCATTGGCTATAATATCTACACGACTGCCCGTCCTTTCTAAACCACTCATACTGAATAGCTTGTCCAATCTGTAATCCGAACTCTTCTGTTGCTTTCTCAGCGTCAGAAACAAATTGACTTGGAAACCCTGTAGATGAAATGTTTACTTTTACGTCCTTCATCTTCTAATTATTTCACTTCTTGTACCGTCATTGGTATACCTTGCAAAGTTAATACTTATTTTCGACTCTTTTTTCTCAGGAAGATATACCTGCTTTTGGTTTGCCATAACAGCCAAACCTGAACTAATAGTGGCATCATACTTTGTTCTATTGCTTATATCAAACTTTGCCCAATCCTCAAGGGTTCTTGCAAAGGGCATAAAGCCCATCTCCTCTGAATCACGGTATGTTCCCTCTATATCTAGGCCCACATACTTCTCTATGTAAGATTCAATAGCAGAGGCGTGAGCCTGCTTAATATCCTCGCTTGAGTTAGGTATACCACCTAGCTCTCGTTCTGTCTTAGATAGCCTGTTATAGTGTTTGTCGGGCCTATTAATACTAAAGCCCCTATAGCCTCTGTTCTTAAAATGATATAGTAGTCTAGGTTTATTGTTCTCCACAAGTATAGGCATACCATAAAAAATACAAGCCATTAATACTTCCTCAAAGAATATCTCTGCAGTCTGTGGTCTAGCAACATACTCTAAGAAGAACT